AGCATATCGCATCATGGGCGTGGCGCATGTGGATCGAGGAAGGCTACCACTGGGAGTATGAATAAATGCTCGACATGCTCGACCACGTATCTCAGCCATTCAACACACAGCCCACGGGCGGCGTCACCCTTATCCTGCCGGCAACTGACGGCTATTACGATTACGATAACGGCGGCGTTTGGGTGCCGGGTGCAAGCCCCGATCCTGTGGCGGTGCTGCAAATCAATATCCAGCCGGCGGGGCCTAAAGCCATCGAACAGCTGGTTCAAATGGGCGGAACTGCTAACCCGCGCGATATCCGCGAAGTGTGGATTAACGATGGCGTCACCTATTTGCAGCCCGAAGACACAGGCCGTCCCGCTGATGTATTAGAGTTTGATGACGGCATTGCAATGCGGCAATGGCGCGTGATGAAGTCGGATAATCGCCCTTGGCATAACTACTGTCATGCGATTGTCGAGAGGATTAGGGATAGCGCCGTCTAATAGGCTATAATTGGCGGAATAATGGTTCCGAACACAAGGGCGGTCATGTCTGATTCTATGGACACGCGACTCAGCAAAGCCGAGTGGAGACTCGAGGCGCTGGAGAATAGTCAGCGACGACAAGATGATCGCATGGCCGCGCTTGCTGATCGCATGGACACGCATCACCGCGAAGTGATGGAAGCCATCGGCGGACTGAAAGACGACCGCGCCAGGGCCGAAGGGGCAGCCGAAGCACGCATGGCAGACGCGCAAAAGACGCGGGACAGGATGAAGGCGGTTAGCCTGATTCTCGGCGTTATTGCCACCCTGTCGGCGCTAGGCTGGATCAACACAAGCCAGGGGTCCGAGCTGTCATGGATCAACGCCTCGCCAGAAGTTGCCCCGCCCATCCCGGTACAATATCACACGCGGGAGCTGCCATGATCCGCTGGTTTGCAGCGGGCGTTATGGTAGGCATCATGGTGTCGGGCTATGTGCCAACCGGAATATGTCACTCAGGCAAGCCGACATGGGCCACACAGGGCGCTTGCAGTCATCACGGGGGCGTCATGGTATGGCTGAGACGATAGAGGCATACAATGGCCGTTGAGACGCTAGACGAGCTGCATAGCACCATCGGAAACCTGATACGCACAGCGTCGGGCGTTAACGCCGTCATCCTCGCCAATCAGGACCATGCCCCGCCGCCCGGCACCTATGGCACCTATCACTTGATGCCTGTCCGCGCCTATGGCCACCCTCGCCGCGACCGTGCCGACATTGCAGCAGCCGAGCCGGTGCCGACGTTCGCGTGGACTGACATCGCGGAAACGACCGTTACCCAACTGGAGCTAATGGTCAGCGTCAATTTCTTTGACTCCGGCGCCAAGCAAGCCGCGCTAATGATGCAGCAAGCGCAATTCAGGAGCCCCGTTAGCGAATACTGCTATGTTAACGGCATCGCCTGGCGCTATACGTCAGAAAGCCGTGACCTGACCGGGCTTGAGATGGCGACAATTCAAGAGCGGTATCAGGTGGATTTACACTTGTGGGTAGAGACTGCAATCACAGACACTATACTGAGGGCTGCCGGCTTTTCTGTTACCATTGAAGATGAAGGCGGCAACGCTCTAAACCAGTTCACCAAAACCGAAGCGGTGGGGTAATACATGGCTTACTCAGTCGATAACATCATCCCGATCAACATTTTGATCACGCCAGCGGGGATTGGGTATGCCAATTTCTCTACGGCATTCATCATCGCCCGGCAAGCTGACCTGGAAGCGGGTGCGACGTTCGGCGTTGACACTTATCGAGATTACAGCACGCTCGATGAAGTCGGCAAGGATTTCTCGGTCGGTAGCGATACCTACCAGATGGCGACCCGCTGGTTTGCCAACATTCCCAAGCCGCTGACTGTCAGCGTGTGGATGTGGAACGACGACGCGACAACCGGCGACAGCATTATTGATACGCTTGAGAAGGCCAACGACGCCGCGTGGCGCTACTGGTACTTCCTGCCCCACGACGTATACAGTGTCGAGGCCACCGCCATTCTGCTGGCCGATTGGGCCGATGCAACCGAGCATCCCGTACCCATGACGCTTTCAGCCGCCGCTGTGGTTGACCCGCAAAGCACTACCGACCTGGCAAGCGTGCTGCGTAACAAGGGCAATCGCCGCGTGTTCGTGGGCTATGTTCCGCAAAGCATCGTGGACACTGACCCGACCCAGCAATATGCGATGGTGCAGCTTGCGGCCAGCTTTCAGAAGTTCCGCCCGCTTGGCGACCGCACCGCTATCACTGCCGAGTATCAGGTTCTGCCCGGCGTTATCGGCGCGCGCGACCAGATCACCACTACGGGCTATGGTGCGCTCAAGGAAAAGAATGTCGCGTTCTTCACCGCTGTTGAGCTGAAAGGCCAGTTCGATAACAGCCGCGTGATTAACTCCAAGTCGATGTCGAGCTTTGGCGAGTTCATTGACGATGTGGTTAACCTCGATGTGCTCAAGAATTACCTTCAAGTCGATGGCTATAACTACATCACCGGCACGCCGACTAAGCGCGGCCTGACCCCGCGTGGATACGCTGGGCTGCTGGCAACGCTCGACCAGACGTGCAAGCAGTTCTATAACAACGGCGTGCTTGGGCAAGGCGAATACACTGACCCGGAAACTGGCGAGACTCGCCTGGCCGAATATGGGTTCGTCAACTTTGGTCGCCCGGAGGATGTGTTTGACCTGACCACCGCGCAAAAGCGCGACCGCCAGTTCCCTGAAACGTCCATTCTTGCCATCCTTGCGCGTGCGGGCCATACCGCTGCTGTAACCGTGACTGTGGAGTAATCACATGGCTATGAATCGCTATGGCGCCGATGGCGCGAACCTAGTTATCTTCGGCATTCCCATCGAGGAGTTCGGCGAAACCGACCCGCCCATTCGCATCGAGGACATCGAGCAACGCTCCACCCTCAAGCGAGGCATCGGTGGCACCTCTAACCGCATCGACAACCTGACCCGGCCTAAGCGGCTGCGTGTGTCGCTGCTTCCGGGTAGTGATGAAGTGCGCCAGATTCTCGCCGCCGAGAAGTCCGGCGTAGATGCCACCGCCTCTTTCCGCCAGACCGGAACCAACGAGAGCTTCGTGTTCTTCGATGGTGTGCTGGTCAACCGGGAGTCTGTTGACCGGGCGGGGCGGACTACCGTTTCCGACGAAACCTTCGTATTCGAGTTTGCCGATAGCGAAGAGACCTAACACAAGGCGCCCCACGGGGCGCTTTCACTCTAGGGGATGGATATGGCCCAATACGAGCTTACCGTCTGTGATGTGGACTACACAGGCGAGACGGCAAGCGCCAAGGATCAATGGCAAGCCTACCACCTAATCGCTAACAGCCGCCTTATCATCGGTGTGCAGGAGCGCGATAGCTTGGCAGATAAGGCGCTGTCGATCATCGTCATGTCGCTTGGCTGGGACGAGCTGCAAAAGCTGGAGCGGCTACTGGTCAAGGGCAAGGTGATACGCGAGGAAGATGGTGTCGAGGTTGCGCAGAACCTCTTTCGTGACGACATGCCCGCCTATTCGGTGCTGATTGCCAAGGTGTGTCAGGCAAACTTCACCGATGCTTTTTCCAAGCTGCCAGGCGGAAAAGGCGCCGACGCCGGGCAGCAGACGAAGGCGAGCGAGTAGATGATGATGGGATCGACTGGTACCTCTGGCGCGTTTGCATGGGCATTCCGCAAGTGATGCCACCGCTTGCCACATGGGCGCAAATGCTCGATGGCACGTTGACGCTTGAGGACGTGGCCCAGATGCATCTCGTGATGGATGAAGCCGAGAAGGCCGCTAAGCAGGCTATGGAGGGTTAAGGTATGGCCGAACGCATAGACGAGCTGTTGGTTGGCTTGGGCCTCGATACGGACGAGCAATCCTTTCAGCAGGGCATGAGCGCATTTAACGGCATCCGTAGCGCGGCCTTGTCGGCGGCTGGCGCTATCGGCGTGTCCTTTGGCGCTAGGGAGGTTGTCGAGTTCGCCAGTCGCCTGCACAGCGCCAGCGTCGAAGCCGAGCGGCTGCAAACGTCCGTGGGCTACCTGACCCAGCTCGATGACGCTTTCCGCCAGGCTGGTGCATCCGGCGCCGACGCCACCGCCGAGCTGGGCAACATGGCACGGCTGCTGGACGAATTCCGTTTCAACACGGGCGGCGCTGCGTTCAACCTGGCCGCACAGGTGGGGCTTGATCCTAGCTCGATTGCTGACGCCGACAACGTGATGCAGGCGTATGAGACGTTGATCGACCGCGCATCCAGCCTTGGCGCACAGGAGCGCCGTGTGGCGCTGGGTTCGCTTGGGTTCGGCATTGGTACTGAGGCGCTGTCACAGCAAGGCCCGGAGTTCATGCGCGAGCAAATGGCCGCATCGGCACGGTTGGCGGGCGTGACCGACGAGATGGTAGAGCAATCGGTAGAGTTCAACCGGGAGCTGGGGCAGCTTAGCATCGGAATCAGGGGGCTTACCGATGCCATCATGCTTAACTTGCAGCCTACGTTGCTGGCCATCTTGCGGCCCATTAACGACTGGCTAGGCACCGAAGGCAGCCAGGAAAGTCTTTCCGAGCTAATCACCAGCGGGCCTTTTCGGTATCTCTGGGAGAACTACGGCCCCGGCGAGGGTGGTGCGCTACGCGAATGGTTTGAAAACCGCGACACGCCGATGACCCGAGATCAGCGACAGCGGGGAGATCAAGACGAGCGCAGCAACATCGACACCCTTCTCGACGCCATCCGCGAGCAGGAAAGCGGAGGTCGCCACTTTGACGAGCAGGGAAACCTCCTGCGCAGCCCAGCCGGCGCGCTTGGCGCCTACCAGATCATGCCGGACACGGCCCGTGACCCGGGTTTCGGCGTTGATCCGCTAACATCATGGGATGAAGAATCCCAACGGGAGTTTGCCGGCGATTATATTAGCGCCCTACTGGATCACTTCAACGGCAACCTAGACGCCGCCCTTGCCGCCTACAACGCGGGCGCGGGGCGGGTGCAGAGCCTGATGGAGCAGCATGGCCCGGACTGGCGCGATTACCTGCCCAGCGAGACGCGAGCGTATATCCCTGGCGTCAGGAACCGCATGGACCCGATGGAGGGCGGGCGCCCGCAGGCCAGCAACGTCACCTTCAACATCAACGGCGCTACTGACCCGCAAGAAGTTGCCCGCGTGGTGGATCAACGCTTGCGCAACGTGTCGATGCGCACCGCCGAGGATTATCGGAGTTCGTTAGTCTAATGGCCATCACAGGAATCTTCACCAACCGCCGCCCCATCATCAATGGGCTGATTTTCGACGCCACCCTGGAAGAAGCCGACGAGCTACAAACCGAGGTGACGCAGTACCCCATCGAGAGCGGCGAATACGGCAACGATCACGCAGTAACACGCAACCAGCGGTTCACCTTGACCGTGGCTATCTCAGATAACCGTTTCCGGGCGCTGGCAGCCGACGCAGCTCAGGCAAGCGTATTCGACAACCTCAACAACTTGAACCTGCCCGAAGGCGCCATTGCCTCTATCATCGGTGGCGCGTCGAGTGTCGCTGCTGGCGCTGTATCCCGCGTTCTGGGCGGCGCCGGGTCCGCCCTTGCGGGGCTGGGCATATCCATCGGCAACGCGGCTTACGCGGCAGGGCAGGCGGGAACACGATCATCCAGCGCACTAGAGGCTATCCGCCAGACGCAGCGGGATAGGACGATTTTCACCCTGACCACCTCCAAGGGCTCATATCCCAACTGCATCATCACCAATACGCGGCGCGAAACGAATCCGCGCAACGAGCAGGGGCTTGAGCTGGTTGTCGAGATCGAACAGCTACGCATCATGTCCAGCTCCCTGCTCCAGCGCAGCGCCATACCCGCGCAAGGTGATGACACGGCATCCACGCAAGGGCAACGCACGATTACCCGTGGGCGAGTCACAGCGGAGCTTGCACAATGACCCGATACCGCATCCCGCTAGAAAACGGCAGCGCTTACCAGACCTTCACGGCCAACCTGGGCGGGCGCAACATCGAGTTCAGCCTTCACTGGCAAACGTTGTACGGCTACTTTCTCGTTGGTATTTACGAAAACGGCGAGCCTATCACCCTGGGGCGCGGGCTGAATCCGGGCATCGATTTGCTGGGCGGGTTGAATCAGGATATTGGCAGCCTGACGCTTGAAGGAAGGCAGCCGACGATTCGCAACCTTGGTATCGAGAATCGCCTGATATGGGATGATGGCCAATGAGAGATACCGATATTTGGCGCAGGGCTTACTTCCTTGAAGTAGGCAACGATGGCGAAGTGTTCAAGCTGGATAGCTCATTCGGCGATCCGGCGCGCATCACGTTCAACGTGTCCATTGGCGCTGATGGGTTAACCGCCATCGCCCAGATCACCGTATACGGCCTGGGGCCGGAAACGCGAGACAAGCTGTATCAGGTATATGACCGCGTGAAGCTGTCAGCGGGATATGAAAACAACATTGCCCTGATATTTGATGGAGACATCGGCACCGTCGCAGTCGGCAAGCAGGGCGCGGAATCGTTCGTTACCATGTATTGCAGATCGTCTGGCAAGGAATATGAAGAGGCCAGGGTAAACCGCACATGGGGTGGCCCGACGAAGCCTGAGCAAGTCATCCGCGACGTGGCAGGCACGTTTGGTTACCAGGTGGAGATGATAGGCGACTTTTCCGACCTGCCAACGCTGATCCATGGCGAGACAATCAGCATGAGTTCCCGCCAGGCGATGCGCAACCTTGCCGAGCGCTATGGGTTCCACTGGATGGTGAAAAACTACCAAGTAGTGGTGTGCAAATACGACGCCTACCTGCCTGAGCTTTGGCACATATCTGCTGATACCGGCATGGTGGGCAGTCCGCAAGTGAGAGAGCGCGGCGTCGATGTTCTGGTGAAGATGAATCCACGCATTAACCCGTTCGATAGGATGCTGCTGCAAAACGCCACTAGCGAGCTGACGTTCAACAATCCCAATATCGCCTATTTTCCTGATACCATCGGCACTGGCGAATACGGAATCCTGTCCGTGACGCATGTAGGTGACTACTACGGCGATTCATGGGACACCTTCATCGAAGGCTGGCTTTACGGGGGTAGAAGCGGTGTCGCAGTTTCGAGAACCGGGTAATCAGAACCCGCTAACCTACATGCTGGACGAGGCGTTTACCGGCCTCCTGCGCAGCCTGATGATATGCCTACCTGGGCGCATCACTGCGTTTGACCCTGAGCAGCAGCGGGCGCAAGTCGAATGCGGTATCCGGCGGCTTGTGGGCGGCACAACAGCCGAAACTATCCCGCCTATCCAGAATGTGCCGGTGCAGTTTTCAGGTGACTCCGAGTGGTATCACTTCCACCAGATCACGCCGGGCGATACCGAGGGGTTAATCTACTTCACGCAGCGCGCCGCCGACGCTTGGTTGAACCAAGGCGGCCCCGTCGCGCCGACCGACTTCCGCATGTTCGATGCCAAGGACGCTTTTTTCGCGCCCGGTTTTCGCAGTGCGCCAAAGGCTATCCCCGGCTTCCCTAATGACGGCGCGGGCATTTCAAACTATGCTGGCAATACGCGAATCCATGCGCAAGATGGTATAATCACCCTGACGGCTGGGGGTCAAACGCTGACGCTAGACAGCAGCGGGCTGAGGCATAACGGCACCGATGTGGGCGACACCCATACCCACCCGCAAGGCAATGACAGTGCTGGCGATGCGCAGCAGAACACGGGGGCGCCGCAATGATCCGACACTGGGATAGAGAGTCAGGAGACATCGTAACGTCAGGTTCCCGCGTATTCCTGCAAAGCAAGGAAGAAACCGCCGCTGGCATCTATCACCGGCTGCGCATGTTCCTTGGCGAATGGTTCCTTGACATCACTGACGGCACGCCTTGGTTTCAGACGATTCTAGGAAAGTTCGACCCGCAAGCTGCCGAGGCGGCGCTAAAGCAACGTATTATTACCGCGCCTGGCGTTGTCGCCATTGCTCGATTTCGCTTTGAATCCGACCGCAACACGCGCCGCATCACGGTAGACTGCACCGTGCTAGACATCAATAATGAGTCGGTGCAAATCCTATTTGATGAGGATGTTATTTAATGGCCGACGTTACGCTTGAGGGCATCACCCCAACAACGCTGCTGGAATACCAGCAGCAAGTTCAGGATGCCTACCTACAGATTGACCCCCAATGGAACATCAATCCTGAGTCGCCAGACGGGCAGATTATCGGCATCTGGTCCGAGCAATTGGCGCTTCTAGACGAGGTGGTGGTCAACGCCTATATCAGCCGTGACCCAGCAACGGCTAGGGGGCAGGCGCTTAACGACATCGCGGCGTATGCGGGTCTTGCCCGGCTGGATGCCACGCCATCGACCGCTATCGTCACCGTGGGCGGCGTGACGGGCACCGTTATCCCCGCTGGCCAGCGCATCCGTAACGCCGAGACGGGCAGCCTGTGGTCTACTGACGAGCCAGTGACCATCCCTGGAGCCGTTGGCGTGACCTCAGTTGATGCGGGCTCCATCGAGGCAGCTCAAAACACGCTTACCGAGATTGCCGATCCGGTGGCGGGATGGCAAACCGTTACCAACGATAATGCGGCGGCGCTGGGGCGAGATGAAGAGTCGGACACGGAGTTTAGGCTACGCCGCAATTTGTCCGTTGCCCTGCCTAGCCAGAATCAGGTAGACAGCATCTTTGCCGCCGTGGGTAACGTCGATGGCGTGACACAGGTTCGTGTGTACGAAAACCCGGAAAGCACGGTTGATGCCAACGGCCTTGCAGATCACAGCATCGCCATTTTTGTGCAAGGCGGTGAGGTTGACGATGTGCGGGAGGCAATCGCCATCAACAAGAATCCGGGATGTGGCATGAACCGTAACACGGGATTCCTGAATCAAGTACAGGGCGACTTCCAGACAGAGCTGGGCAATATCGTGCCCATCACGTTCTTTCGCCCCGAGGCGGTCACGGTATTTGCCGAGGTCACAATCAACACATCGCAAATGTCGGAAAGCGAGAAAGCCGACATCAAGGATGCTATTGTTGATTATTCGGTGTCCGGCTATACAGGCGGTGGCTCAGGCTTCACACAGCGCGGCTTTCGCATTGGCGAGACGGTAGCGGCGGGCAAGCTGTTTAC